ATAAGATTAAAGCGGGCGGTAAGGGTGGTAAGCCCGGTCAGTGGTCTGCTCGTAAAGCCCAGATGTTAGCTAAAGAATACAAAGCTAAAGGTGGAGGCTATAAGTAATGGCGCTTAAGAAGCCTCAAAAGTCACTGAAGAAGTGGACTAAGCAGAAATGGACTACCAAATCAGGCAAGCCATCAACCCAAGGCTCAAAAGCTACGGGTGAACGATACCTGCCTAAGGCGGCGATTAAATCCTTATCAGCCAAGGAGTATGCGGCGACTACTCGCAAGAAGCGTAAGGATACAGCGGCAGGAAAACAGCATTCTTCTCAGCCAAAACGCATAGCAAAAAAGACAGCTCGCTCACGAAAAGCCTGACATTTTTTAAAAACCGTGTTAAAACGCACAAATCAACCAAAGAGAGAATGAGATATGACACCTGAACTTGAGGAATACTTTGACAACTACAACTCGCTTTTTAACCATGCAGGTTTTAAGCAGTTAATTGAAGAGCTAGGAACCAATGCTAGACAGCTAGCAGATCTTCAAACCGTCAAAGATCAGGAAGAATTGTTTTATCGCAAAGGCCAAGTTGCCGCATTAGCTACAGTTATCAACCTTGAGGGGACGATATCTGCGGCGCGAGACCAGGCCGAGGCGGAAGCTCAGGAAGAGCTTGATGTATAAAATATATGATTTCCGTTGTGAAAACGGTCATGTATTTGAAAAGATGGTACGCAGTGGAGAAACAGTCAGTAGGTGCGACTGCGGATCCAATGCTACTAAAATGCTGTCAGCGCCTAAGTGCGTACTCGACGGATCAAGTGGGGACTTTCCAGGTCGTCACATGAAGTGGGTACGAGAACATGAAGCCGCTGGCAGGAAACCTAAATCTCCATAATGACTTAGTTCACGGAGTTTAATATGTCTAGAGCAACAATGATTGATTCGCACCCTGAAGAGGATAATGTGAACAGCATTGATAGTGAAGTAAACGAGATTCAAGAGTCTGAAGTAGAGCAATCTGTTGAAGCTGTTGAGCAACCTCAAGATGAAGTAGAGCAAGACACTGAGCAAAATGTTCCAGAGAAATACCGTGGTAAATCTCTGAAAGAAGTTGTTCAGATGCACCAAGAAGTAGAGCAGGTGATGAGTCGGCACTCTGCGGAAGTCGGTGAACTTCGCAAGGTCGTGGATGAGTACATTACTACTCAAACACAATCTGCACCTAAACAGAACGTTGAGCCCGAAAGTGATATTGATTACTTTACGGATCCTCAAGGTGCTGTTAATCGTGCAATTGAGAATCATCCGAAAATTAAGGCGGCAGAAGAATACTCAGCAAACTACAAAAAACAGTCAGCAATGGCTGAATTGAACAATAGGCATCCAGATATGAACACTATTCTGAATGACCCTAAGTTTTCAGAGTGGATCAAAGTCTCCAAAATTCGGACTCAATTGTTTGTACAGGCGGATCGCGACTACGATGCTGAAGCCGCTGATGAACTCTTTTCGTTATGGAAAGATCGTAAGTCAGTAGCTGAGCAAACTGCAAATGCTGAAAAGCAGGTGCGGAAACAGCAGTTAAAGTCTGCCAATACAGGCAATGCACGTGGCAGTGGCGAGGGGTCTCGTAAGAAGCAATATCGTCGGATCGACTTAATTAAACTGAAAAACAACGATCCTGTACGTTATAACGCTATGGCGGATGAAATCCTAAAAGCTTATAAAGAGGGTCGAGTCAAATAATCTAAAGGAGATTTGACATGGCTACTGCAACTTACCCAGGCGCGGCTGGTTTTACCGCGAAGTCAGAGGCGGATACTTTCGTACCAGAAATCTGGTCAGACGAAATTATTGCCGCTTACCAAAAGAACCTGAAGATGGCTCCGCTTGTTAAAAAGCTTGCTATGTCAGGTAAGAAAGGCGACAAGCTTCACATTCCAAAGCCCGCACGTGGTGATGCGAATGCGAAAGCGGCTGACACTGCGGTAACAATTATCGCAAACACCGAAGGCGAATTGACTGTTGATATCGACCGTCACTTCGAATACTCACGTTTAATCGAAGACATCGTAGAAGTTCAGGCTCTTTCTAGCCTCCGTCAGTTCTACACTGAAGATGCGGGTTACGCGCTTTCAGTGCAGGTTGACAATGATCTTCACGCGGCGGGTACTGGTTTTGGTGACGGTGGTGCTGTTGTATTCAGCCCAGCGGCTACTGACTACCAGCACACTGGTTGTTTCTTCAACGACGGCGGTACAACTACTCAGTACACTGACGATACTATCGTTCCTGCTGACGTGTTTACCGATGCGTTCTTCCGTGACATGATCCAGAAGCTTGATGACAACAACGTACCTATGGACGGACGTTCACTCATCATCCCACCTTCTGTTCGTAATACCATCATGGGTATCGACCGTTACGTGTCTTCTGACTTTGTATCGGGCCAAGCTGTTAACTCTGGCTTGATCGGTAACCTCTACGGTGTAGACGTTTATGTCTCAGCTAACTGCCGTACTATCGAAGCGGCTGGAGACAACACGGCTGGATCTGCTGATACTCGTGCGGCTCTTTTGTTCCACTCTGACGCTATTGTCATGGCAGAACAGCAAGCAGTTCGCTCGCAAACTCAGTACAAGCAGGAATACCTTTCAACTCTGTACACAGCTGATTGCCTGTACGGTGTTCAGGTATATCGTCCTGAAGCTGGCTTCGTACTCGCAGTCGCTGAGTAATGATGCCTGGCCCCCTTCGGGGGGCTTTTCTTCTTTGTACCCCAATTTTCATAGGAACCTCAGATGTCTAACTACACTAAGACTACAGACTTTGAAGCCAAGGATTCGTTACCTACGGGTGATTCAGAAAAGATTATTCGGGGATCTGAATTCGAGACAGAGTTCGATGCAATCTCCACAGCCATTGGAACCAAAGCTGACACAGCAGGGCCTACGTTTACCGGAACCCTGACCTTTGAAACTATTTCTGATGGATCCATTGATGTTACTGCATTCGTTGATGAAGACGATATGTCATCCGACAGTGCAACTCTGGTTCCTACACAGCAGTCCGTAAAAGCTTACGTTGACTCTGTAACCACAGAACTCCAAGCGCAAGACCTAGACTTTCAAGCAGACTCAGGTGGCGCACTAAACATTGATTTAGATACTGAGACCATGACCTTCACAGGCGGTACTGGTATTGATACGTCTGGCTCAGGTAATGCTGTTACCTTTGATATTGACTCTACTGTTGCCACACTGACTGGCTCACAAACACTAACCAACAAGACGTTGACGTCTCCTGATGTAAACACCCCTGACATTGACGGCGGTACTATCGACGGTACTGTCATTGGTGGTGCTACTCCTGCCGCTGTCTCTGCTACTACTGTTTCTGCTACAGGCAACATTACTGTAGGCGGTACTGTAGATGGCCGTGATGTTGCTACAGACGGTGCTAAGTTAGACGGTATAGAAGCCAGCGCAACGGCTGACCAAACAGCCGCAGAGATTCGTACACTGGTTGAATCAGCTACCGACTCTAACGTCTTCACTGACGCAGACCACAGCAAGCTTGATGGCATTGAGGCTAGTGCTACAGCAGATCAAACCGATGCTGAGATTAGAGCCGCAGTAGAAGCCGCTACGGACTCCAATGTATTTACCGATGCTGACCACACCAAGCTGGACGGTATCGAAGCTTCAGCGGACGTAACAGATACAGCTAATGTAACAGCGGCTGGTGCCTTGATGGACTCAGAGGTTACTAACCTTGCACAGGTTAAGGCGTTTGACTCTGCTGATTACGCTACAGCCGCACAAGGCTCTACTGCTGACTCTGCATTACAGAACGTAGTAGAAGACACTACGCCACAACTAGGTGGTGATCTTAATACCAATGGTAATGACATTCTATTTGCCGACAACGACAAGGCACTCTTCGGTGCTGGCTCTGATTTAGAAATCTATCATTCAACAAGTCACAGCATTATTGCGGACGTTGGTACAGGTGATTTATTGCTTCGCGGCAACAACACACGATTACAAAACTCTGATGGTAGTCAGACGTTTGTGCATGGGTTCCACAACGGCGCTGTTGAAATTTCTTATTCAGGCAATAAAAAGTTTGAAACAACCTCCTCAGGCATCGACGTAACTGGCACAGTGACTGCTGATGGTTTGACTGTTGATGGTGATGTTCAAATTGCTGATGCACAGACGCTATATTTTAGTGGTACTGGTGGTGACTATGCGGCTATTAACTACACAGATGCAGACCCCGATACCTTTACTTTTAACTTCT